CATTTTACTTATAATTCTCCTGATACAGAATCAGCAATTTTAAAACTAAATTTTTCATCATTATTACCATCTTCAAGACTTATATTAACATAAGTTAGTAAAGAGGAATCAATGCTTGTAAATGGTATGATTTGACCATCTACAACTAGTACTCCGTCTAAATATAGATTTCCGAACAAAGGCACAGTTTCAATTAATAAATTTAATGCTATATCACTTTCTGGATCAGAATAGGCTGGATTAAGTCCAGTAGTAAGCATAGCTCTTGTAAAAGTTACTGTTTCACCTACTGTAATATCTAGCTCCCCATCACCAACTTGACTTGGTGGTTGATTAACGTTACTTGATACAACAAATGTCACAATCTTTGGAGATGTAGTAAAAGTGGATGAACCTACGTCTGAAACTAGAAATTCCATAAAGCCATCAGAATAACCATCAGTATCAGTATCATCTGAAACATAAGTTAAATCACCTGCTGTTAATTCAGCAGAAGTAATGACATCATTTAAAGATACAGGAATTACTCCTTTTAATAATTGACCTTGAACTGGAAGAGATGTTATTTTTATAGATTCTAATGCATCATCTTCTGGATCTGAATATGCAGGAGTAGTTTCAGTAGTGAAATTTGCAAGTGTAAATACATGTGTAGAATTATAATCTAAAGGTATGCTTAACCATCCAGATGAACTTGGAGGCTGATTAGTTCTTGCAGATATACTCAATGTTATTACACCCATAATGATTTTGTTGTATAACAAAAATACCTTTTTTTTTCAAAAAAGGCATTTCTATATTATAGCTAAAGTATCTATTACTTACTCATAGATGTTTTGTTTGCTTGTTTTCTTTTAATCTCAATCTCTTTGTCTTTTCTTGACATGATATCATTATGTTTCTTCATATCATTTGATTGAGCATTTTGTTTTATACCTAATTCAGCTTCAAATTTAGCAAAATCATTATCATCGTTATCAACGCCTCTTTCATTATTTTCTTTTTGAATTCTAGAAGTTTCAGCATTAAGTTCTGCTATATATCTTTTAGTTTCATCTTCTCTATTGAATTTCTCAAGATCAACCCTAATAACCTCTTCTTCTCTACGCTTGTCTTCTTCAAGTTGTGCTTGTATCTGTTTATTCTGATCCTCTGCACCTTTAGCTTGAGATTCTTTTAGTTGTTGTTCATCCTTCTCAATCAATCTTTGAATTTCTCTAACTGAAGGAGAATTGTATATTTTAATCGCAGTAGAAAAAGATAACATTTGATTCTGAAGTCCCATTTGAACCATACCATCTAATTTCTGCTCCATTCTATTGATTTCATCATCATTAGAAACTTGAAGTCCATATTCTTCTTCAGCAAATTCATCACCATCAATCTCTGCTAACTGACGTGTCATATCATCAGCTATGTAAGAGAATTTTATATTTCTACCTTTAAGTGCAATTTTAGCAGTCTCAATAAGTATTTGGAAGCATCTCTTTTTACAGTAATCATGCATTGTGAATAATTCCTCTGTAATATGATTAGATTGACTAACAGCTCTTTCTACACCACCGACAGTCTCCCTATTCTCGACTTGTCCTAAGCGTTGTCTTGAAACACCTGTTATTTCGTCCATTTGTGCTTTAGCAAACTCCATCATATCAATATGGGTTTGAATAAAGTCACCTACTCTTTGCTCTAAAACTTTACCAGTAGTATTTCCTACGGAACCAGCAAGTTTACCTTTTGCCATTCCTTTTTGACCTTCCTTAAAACTATCTACAACAGATATACCTGACTTACGTGCAAAATATAACCATTTAGTTACAGACCATCCAGTTGGAACTTTTGCTAAATCTAACTCAACAATTGAGCCTAAATATTTGCTTAAGGCCTCGTTAACTCTATACCATGAAATATCATAAAGATATTGAAATGGTTTAGCTCTATCCACTAAGGTTACAGATTCTTCGTCACCTGAGTTATATACTTGACCAACAATTCCACATGAATTGAAGCTTGGCTGATCTAACTTATTATATTGTATTTCTTTTGGTTTGATCTGTAAATAAGTATCCTTACCTATTTTAACACCCTTCCACCATTGAGGTATCCATAATGTTTTACCAGTCTCACCTTTAGCTTTATCAAGAACATAATCCTCAGATCTAAATTTAGTTTGAGTCTTGCCTAATTCATCAAAGTAAGTCACCTTAATGACTTTCTTCATACTTCTCCAAAACATCCTTAGAACTCTAATATTACCAAATCCATCAGTATATGTATTTCTACCTTCAGCACTAGCTGATCCATAAATACCAGTAGATTCAATATATGTGTCCATTCCTTCTCTCTCAAGAATTTTAAGACCTGCTATATCATCAATAGCTAAATTTTCACCATCTAAATCTTTAGTTCCACTAATATAAGAACCTTCATCAAGTTTCTTAACCTCAAGGTCATTTAAGTCATTATAGAAATGATCTTGTATTTTACCTGGACTCCAAAAGTCATCAAGAACTATAACGTCAGAATCTTCAATCTTATTTGAATATCCACCACGTAGCGTATGAACTTTTAAAGGATTTAATTTTTCAAAAGTAACTTCTCCATTAACAATATCAAACATGTAGATTTCTTCTCCCATAATTAAGGCATCTTTAAAGCCTTGCTGGAACATAATCTTCATGTCTAATTTATTAATGTAATGACGCATTAATAGATTAGCTCTTTTTTCTCTTACATCTTGGTAATCAAAATTAATATAATCACCATACTTTGTTAATTCTTTTTCAAGCTCTTCATCTGATACATCAGACTGAAGCATTTCCATTAATTTTGAATCAACTAGTTTTTTCTTGTCTTCTTTAATTTTAGATAAAGTATCAGGATTTATGATCTGTACAGACCAATCAAACTTCCTTCTCTTCTCTTCACCTACAAGTACATTTACTCTAGGTGTTATAATAGGATAATGCTGTATAGCATCTGGTACGAAGAATTTCTCTAATCCACCTGGATTAAGAATTAACTTCATATCAGCAACATCAAACTTACCGTTATAAAGATTGAGGGTTATTTTCTTATTCTTTAATTTCCTACGCACAGCAGAATTGTTCAGATAACTATTGTCATCTGCCCAGTCTAAGTGATCTCTTCTCCATTGTTTGCCTTTACTCTTATGAGATATTTTTTGGCTAGGAAAGTTTTTTGTCTCTGACATATCTAATTATAATTACGTAAATTTACTAAATTTCTCATTATTTTTTGTTCCTCTATTATAGCTAAATCATTCCAAATCCATTATTTGCGTCATCACCCATCTTTGAAACTGCTTTTTGCCAATTAGAATCTAAGAACTCATCATCATGAAAAAATGTATTTGTATTAACACTTCTAGTCTCTTCATATTTTGTAGTCATCTTAGCTCTATCTTCTCTAAGAATCATAACCATATCCATAGCTGAAACTCTATCTGTATTGATATCAGGATTCCAAGCTATACACTCTTTAATATATCCTATACTTCTAATTCTTCTTAAGTTTGGAATTGTTAAAGTTGTTGTTTCTCCAGATTTCTCATCATATCTTTCCTCTTCATAAGGACTTAACATCCATTGTCTTTGTAGTGTCTTTCCTAGCTTAATTACCTCTTTAGTTGTTCTTGTTCCTTTAGATCTATTACCATGTAATAAAGATTTCACAATCTCCATATCTCGTAAAATATCAGGACTGTCTGCTAATAGATACAATGCATTATGATTGGAGAAGTATGAGAAGAGTCCCTTCAGGTTGTTCTCGTAGTTACTCTGAGCGTTATAGAATGATGTAAGACTTAGGCATGTTTCATAAAATTCATCAGCCAATACTGGTCTTCCCGTGTACTCTGCCACAATTTTATCAGTCCATAGGTCAAATATAATAATGGAAGCAAGAGAGCCACCAATAGTATAATCATTGTCAATAGGATCAATCCCACCAATATATCTATTCTCAAAAACTTTACCATCTCTATCTTTATTAGGCATTTCAAATACTTCAATAGCTCCATCTGATTGAGCACCACCCTTAACTTTAAAAGGGAAATCCCTTATTGGTGACATATTAATATCATTAACCCATTTAGTAAATCCTACCTCATCGTATGTTAATTTTCCAACCCAATGAGAATCTACAAATGAATTAAGTTCTGGAGCAATATCTTCTAAATAATCTCTTAAATCTGCAACAGGGAATGCTGTTCCCTCTGTACGCATAATAGCTTCTTGAGGAGTGATTGGCTCTTCAGCTTTAGTTTGAACAATTGTATTAACATCAGATGAGCCATATTTAACTTGAGTTCTCTTTTTGTTAATTTCAATCATAGCACCTATAACATCGCTGTTTCCATTCTTATCCATCTTACCACGAAAGTTAAGATATGTTCCAAAGAAGAAAGCACATCTACCCTTACCATTAGTATTTCTATCAAAGACATTTGGCATTGACATTATATTGTAACCTGCAGAATTATAAAATATCTCTTCTAATCCTTCAAAGGCACCACCCTCTACACCACCAGTACCACCAGCCATCATAAATCCAAAAGCAAATCCAGACTCTTCAACTGAAGGTTGAGCAATCTTCCAAGCAGTAAGAAAATCTTGAAACTTACCAGCTTCTTCCCATAATACTAAAGCACCCCTTTTACCCCTTGCTTTCTGAGCATCATTTTTCAATGTAACTCCCATCACTTCATTAAGAACTCCTAATTCTACTCCTTTTACATTATCTTTATAACCCATTCTCCAATGCATATCATTTAAAGAATCTTTTAAAGATCTTATTCTAGGCCAAGGTGTGTGTGTTGCATTCCAGTCAATAACATTGACAAATTTATTTAAAATACCATCTTTAGTTAAGTATTCTTTTTCATTAGCTATTGCAAATGATTTTACTTTTTCTTTAGCTTTTGTAGTATCACTAAGAATAAAATTCTTACCTAACATATTTGATGCTTTTACTGAATATCCAAACCCTCTTCTCTT